TTAGCCCTGACGATGGCCGCCGCTTTGTTTGAGGAAGTTGGCGAACAACTCGTGACCTTGCTCGGTCAGGATCGACTCAGGGTGAAACTGCACCCCTTCAACGTTCAGTGTCTTGTGACGCAGGCCCATGATCTCATCAACCGAGCCGTCTTCCAGTGCCGTCCATGCCGTCACTTCCAGGCACTCGGGCAGGGTATCGCTTTTGACCACCAGCGAGTGGTAGCGGGTTACCACCAACGGGTGGTTCAAACCTGCAAATACGCCGCCGTCTTCGTGCACCACCGGGCTGGTCTTGCCGTGCATCACCTGACGCGCGCGCACCACCTCGCCACCGAACGCCTGACCGATGGACTGATGCCCAAGGCAGACACCCAGAATCGGCAGTTTGCCCGCGAAGTGCTTGATCACTTCAAGCGAGACACCGGCCTCGTTGGGCGTGCACGGGCCGGGCGAGACCACAATGCGCTCCGGGTTCAGGGCTTCGATCTGCGCGATGGTCAGTTCGTCGTTGCGAATGACTTTGACGTCTGCCCCCAGCTCACCGAGGTACTGCACGACGTTGTAGGTAAAGGAATCGTAGTTATCGATCATCAGCAACATTTTGCTATCAACCTTTTGATTTACTGACTTGATTCAGGCCTTCCGGATTCTGCTTCGCTCATGCGCCCCTCTTCAGCCACTACGCTTGAGGTGACAACGGCAAAAACATCAAAAATCGAAGGCATACGGGTACGGGTCCGGCAGGGCCGGCAAGGAAATAGTCAGGCGCGCCAACGCCAACGGGCGTGAGCCTTGATAACGCGCATCAAAAGCTTGCTGACTGTCGTCACGGAGGGGGTCTCGTTGGTACGTTTCGGGACATTAGCGTACCGAATCGACCGGTGCAATATGAATGTACCGGGCAAGACCGTTTGGCAAGCCTGCAAAGGCTCGAAAGAGGGCCGCGCCTCTTTGCAGAGGCGGGGTTGAGGCGGGGGCACGGTGGCCGAGGGTGGGGAGCCGAAAGGAACATCAGTGCGCAATCTCGCGCACATAGGCCTGGCAAGCCTTCAAGGCGATCAATCCCTGATCGCCGTAGTCGGTGATGGCGACAATTCGCCCAGCAGCCGCAGGGTCAAGTTCGCCTCGTGTGCCTCCATGAACCATGCCGGCGGAATCGGTGGTGGCTGACACGCCATCACCACCGGCGGGGTTGGCGAGGAGGACTGACAAGCGCAGATCAGCAGTAGCCAGACGGTCGCGCAAGCGAGCTTGAGAGGTCTGTGCATCGCTCAATTCCTTGTGAATTTTTGTGTCGTTGTTTTGCAGACGGACTTCCAGTGCGCGCCGCTGCGCCTGCTCGGCGCTCTGCCAGTCGATAACCGCCTGCGCCGCCTGCTCGCGCTCATGCTGATAACCCTGCGCTTGCGCGGACAGTTGCAGGCCGTAACACGCCGCCTGCCACTTCCAGGCACCCCATGTGCCCAGCCCCGAACCCAGCACGAATGCCAGGATCAGGAATCGCGCATCCAGCGCTTTCATGGCAGCACCTCCAGTGCCCGCTGATACAGCACTTGCCTGTCAGCGAGACCATTGGTACCGCCGTTGATACGGCGGGTGATCATCAGAAAGTCGCCCTTGTCTGCCAGTACGTTGAGGTTCGCCCGGTCCCAGAACCACGCCGCCGACATGGCAGCGTGGTCTGGCTGTTCGAGCAGTTGCGGCTGGTGCAACAGATCCAGCCCCAGCGCCTCCCCGCACGCTTCATAGTTGGCCCGCCCCGTCACCTGAATCAGCCCGCGCCCCCGGTAAAGCTGACCGTCGCCATCAGCCTCTGGCGTGTTGCCCAGACGCAGCGCCAACTGCCCGGTGTCGTACCTGGCCAGGTAACTGGTGTTACCCAGTTCGCGCACATAACGAAGCTGCCCGGACTCATGCCCGACCTGGGCGATGAACCCGGCGATGCGCAGCCGGGTATTGATGGCGTAGCGGGTCATGGCGGCGTTTAGAGCGGAAACAAAAACGCCGGCTTGCGGGCCGGCGTTGGGGAGGATTTGAAGTAGTTGTTGCTGGTTGATAGGCATGGATCCTCCTGATTAACTTGCTGACACCCCAAGTCGGCGACGCGTTGCTGTTGCAAGCACATTGCAAATAAAACAACGCCCCGTCATTGCGGGGCGTTATGGCTTGGGCAGTTCGTCTTCACTTACGCCCCTTGGAGTTGCCTGCTCTTGCGGTGGCTGCACGTAAACAAATGGCGTCGCAGGTGGAACGGGCCAGTCGAACGACATCGGAAAGCCCGAGAGCGCATCGAGTTGAGCGAGCTGCACCCTGTAGAGTCGATAAGCAGCAAGCTCAGCCTGTAGCACAGGCAGGGATTTCAGTTGAGCTTCAGTGGCCAACCCCAACGTGACCGCATCTTGCAAAGTGTCCAATTCGTTAGCCAGCGCGTTGATTTTCGCAGTGGCCTCAGCTGAAAAGCCACCGCGCAGAATCATCACGTATGCCATGACCATCTGCTCGGTCGGCTCAAGAATCTCGCCAAACTCACCGGCGATTGCACGATTGAAAAGATCGACGCCGTGTGGCTCCGGGTCATCAGCAGAAGCAGCGAAAGGTACCTCACCATACAATTCCTTGGTTTCCTCGAAGATCACCCAAAGAACGATGGAGGTATGGGCCTGATCGGCCCAGCGAGGATTACGTGCGTTTGATACTGTGTTCATGTGATTACCTTTAAGAAACTCGTTGAAAGAGGGTGCGTTCACCGCCAGAAAAAGCACCGTGCGCACGCCAGGTGCCCACACTGATAAGGCCGGAGTTGTTACCTGTGCCATCGCCGCTGTTTGTGGAGCTATAGAGCAGGTTCGAGCCCGCTATCAGGCCACCCTGATTAACCTGCCCCTGAGAAGTGATCACACGCGCAAAAGCGTAAGAACCAATAGCACTCAGCCCCAACCCGGCAAGTTTTGCAGGCAGGTTCTGATCATTAGTCAGGTCGCCGAAGTCAGAGCTGTCTACCTGAAGGCGCAGGCTTCCGGCACCGTTATAGCCAAGGCGAACTTTATTCGCCGACATGTTCGGGCCGCCGCCCTGCTCCACGGGTGTGTATCCCAGGCGTGGTTGCAGGTAATAAACCTGGCCGTCGGATGCTCTGCGCATGTATGGAAGACTTACGTCATTACCGGCAAAGCCAAGAATGGTTATGGAATCAGCATTGGGCTGCTGAGAGTCACGGGCATCACTCTCTGCTTTTGTGTAGGCATTGGTAATGCCATACGCAGCAAGCGTACTGCCCCAATTGGCTTTGCTGCCTGGATCAAAGTTGTTGGCGTACCAGAGATTGCCCATATCCGTGACATCAACGGTTGCTTTCAGGCCGCTGGAAGACCAACCAATCTTTACGGCGGCGCCGCTGTTTTGACCCACGCCCGTACCTTGCTGAACTGGTGTATAGCCCAACTTGGTCTGAAGCCAGCAGATGATCGAGTCAGCAGCCCGTCGCATGTAGGGCTGCGTCAGATCTCCACTGCCTAATCCTACGAAACTAATGCTGTCAGCCAATGCACGGTCAGCGATACGCGTATCAACTTCGCTTTTGGCATACACCTCAGCCTTCGTGTAAGCATCGGCAATACGGTACGCAGCAAGCGTCGTGCCCCAATCGGCTTTGGTGGCTGGATTGAAGTTGTTGGAATACCAGAGATTGCCAAGATCAGTAGCATCAACCATCGCCTTGAGGCCGTTATTCGACCAGCCAATCTTCACCAGGTTATTAAGCTGACCTGTACCACCGCCTTGTTGTACCGGCGTAAAACCCAGGCTCGGTTGCAGGGGAACCAAAGCCCCATCGGACTCACGGCGCATGTAAGGCGCATCAGGCTTGTTGTTAGCCAGGCCGACATAAGTAATGGAATCCCGCAAAGGACGCTGCGAATCGCGCAAATCAGCCTCGGCCTTGGTATACGCATCCTGAATGCCACTGCCGCTGAGCGTCGTAGGGTTACTCCCCTCCTCCACCTGACCGAACTTGTTGACCTTCACACGCGTGTAGTCACCCGCCGCCACGCCACTGCGGCCCAGCAAACGCTCAAACACCAGCGCCGTTGTTCCCAATACCGGAAATACCGTGTTGACCAACTGCCACACCGTCCCGGCGTTTTTCGTGCCGGCCTGCACCGGCACCATATGACCCGGCGTGCATTCGGTGCTTTCGTTCGCATCCTGCGCGCGGGTCCAGGCGCCTGCCGCAGCCAGATAGATCCAGTTCTGCGCCGGAGCATCCTGATTTTTGACCAGCACCCGGTCACCCGCAACCAGCGTGACGTCATCAATGGTCTGCAGGCCGCTCAGGCCGATTGACACTGTCGTGGCGCAGCGCACGGCCTTTTTATAATCAGACGCGGCGAGGCCCAGAATAGCCCGATGCAACTGGGTGACATCCGCCTCATTGGGCACCAGGCCGGCACCCTGGATGACGTTCAAAATCTCCTGCGTCACCGAGTTCCCCCACTGTGCAGGGATCAGCGAGCCGGGCGTACCGGTGGCCGGGTTTTCATCTACAAATTTGCCGCTGACCAAGCCTACGCTTGGCACACTCTTGGGATAATCCACATTGTGTTCCTCAGTTGAAATTGACGAATTCGACGCTGTGCGCCGGTGCTGCTCGACGAATCAAACACTCGATCGCGGTGCCGGGATTGACCCCGAACCGCTCTCCCCAATAGCTGGCCCCGAAGCGCCGGCCCAGCCGCTGACGGCCGCCGGTGTTCAGGGTCCACATGAATTGCGCGTTCCAGGTGCCGAAGTGCGCCTGGCCAAAACGCGAACGCCCCATACGGGGCGCTCGGTGTTCGGTCACGGTGGCGTCGGGGTAGCCCTGGCTGACGGCAATGTCGATGTAGAACCCTGCGTTCTGCCCTCCCGTTGCCATCAGCCGCTGGCGCACTGACAAACGTCGGTCGGCGAACAAGGGTTTGAGCCCAAGGCAGGGGTCGGGCAGGTTCATGACCCGTTCCCAGTCCGGCACCAGTTCACTGACGGTGGCCGGGTCCATCTCGTTGAGCAGGTCGAAGGCACGGCCATCGATACGGGCGAACTCGCGGGACAGGCCGGTGATGACCTGCTGCAGTTCCGGCACACGCTCCGGGTCCCAGGCGGGGCCGGGTGGCAGCAGCGCCTGCAGTTGCTCGGCGTAGTGTTCGGCAGTTCTTATGACGACCATAGAATGCCCCCGAACGTGAGTAGCTGATTGGGGGCCGCAGTGACATTGGCGACAGGCGCAACCAGCACATGATCGGTTTCGCCTGTCGCGCGGCTGATGGCCTCGGCGATGTGGGTCAGCAACAACGTTTCGCCCAGCCCCGCTTCACGGTTGTGCAGGTCCAGCAACTGAGCCTCGACCGCCGCCCGTACTGCCGAGGTGTCCGGCGTGAGCCTGATCGTGTAGACCACCGGCTTCTGCACCGGCGCCAGCACGTACACATCGGCAGTGACCGGGCGCAACGGCTCGATATACGCGGCCATTTCGGCCAACTGCACGGCGTCAGGGATCGGATTGACTTCATCGTCACGCATGAAAAACACCGCGACAGTGCCCGGCCCCATGTAACGACGCACGCACCATGCACGTGTCACGCCCGGCAATTCCAGCGCCCAGGTCACGTAATCATCCTGATTGCCGCCGTGCGGGATGACTCGATAGGAACGCACCACACGAGCCCGCAACAACTCGATACTTTCCTGGGGAATCCCTCCCGTGAGCCCGTCCGCAATCACGGTAAACGTACTGTCGATGCCTTCGACAGGCTGCACGGCGGTCATCACCAGGCCGGCATCGGCGTTGCCGAGAACGCCTGCGTCTACCGCCTCCACCGTGGTCGTGTTGTTGCCCGCGACCGTGGTGACGCCTTTGGTTACACGGTAAAAGCGCCCGTCACTGAATTGCAGCACGGTGTCGACATCCAGCACCGCACCGGCCGCAGCGCTAAAACGCACCGAGCCGCTGGCGGCCTGCGCGACCTTGCGCGGCTGGCGCAAGCGCAGGATGGCTTGCCGCTCAAGGGTGTCCTCATCGGCGGTGTCCGGCAGAATCTGGTCGGCGATCCAGTCCTGATAGCCGTACAGCCCGTAGGCCGCACCGCTGTGGGCGCGCGACAGTACCCGTGCATCGGACTGACGCAGCGCTTCGTCGGCGAGGTCGACTTGGGTTCGGTTGATCAGCGCCGGTAACGTAGGCGTTTCAAACGGCATAAATCACCTGCCACTGTTCTGAAGGGTTGAAGCGCACGAGCTGACCGTCGGAGACGACCAGCTCGACGCCCAGGTTCAGGCGATTGCTCTGAACCTTTTCGGTAAGGATGTTGATGTTCTTGACCTGGCCATCGTCGATCAGCCAGGCGAGCGCTTCGTGCGCATAGAACTCCGCGTCACGCTGGGTCTGCGCCGTGAGCCGGACCCGACGCAGCAGCCACAACCTGGAGCCGATGCGGTCGTTGGCCTGCGTGGGATAGGTGTCGCCCCACCAGCCAAAGCGTTCGGCATCGTCGATCGGATCGTCTGCTTCGGCGCGACGCCAGGTGAACAGGCTGATGACCACCGAGCGCAGCAAGGAAGCCTGCAGAGAGCCTTCAATGATCATCCGGCACCTCCAACGGGTGGCCCGCTCTGCCCGTTACCGCCCTGCACGTTGCCGTGCAGGTGGCTGATCTGGCTGATGCCCCCGGCCATCTGGTCGCCCTTGGAAACGATCTTTCCGGTCTGGGTGATCTGCGGCGTATCGAAATTCACCGCCACGGCCGCCTTGATATTCAAGGTGCCGGTTTCAATGTCGATGACCTTGCCGCGCTTGAGGTGGACCTTGTCGCCCTCGTCGGTGTAGATCGCCACTTCGCCCGACTCCAGCCCCTTGAGCCGATAGCGTCGGTCGGCCACCACCAGCAGCAGGCCGTGAGAACGATCACCGCCGATAAAGGCGGCAATGCCTTCGGCGCCCGCCAGCGGGTTGCTGGTAAAACCGTAGGGTTCAAAGTGTTCCATGTCGTCCTTGACCTCCCCTGCGGTCAGGCGCATTTGCAGCGCCTGCATTTTGCTGCTGGCCTTGGCGAGCACCACCGTGCCGCGCACCAGCATGCGATTGAGTAAGCTCATGCGGTTGTTTCCTCATCGATAGGCAGCAGCCAGGAGTAAGCGTCCTGATTGACCTGCACTTTGCTGCGCTTGTTGGGGTCACCGGGCTCGGCCTGGAAGCCCTCAGGCGGTCCGACCACCAGCGTGGTGATGGTGCCCTGGTCACTCAGCGAGTAGGTCACGGCCGAAATCAACATGTTCCTGCCCAGACCAATGACCGGATCCACCACCTGCACCATCGTGTTGTGCCGCCAGAGCGCACCGTTGGACTGCCGCCAGCCCTGCACTTTGTAGGTGGTGAGCAGCGCCTTGCCCGCCCGCTGACCGCGCTCCCAATTGGCGCGGCTCAGGGCGAGCTTGGGTGTGATCGGCGCATCCTCATGGATGATCAGCACGCGAAGGCGCTCTTTATTCCTGTCATCGGTAACGACCGCTGAAACCTCCGCCGCGTCCTTGCCGAACGTCTTGTCATTACCGGTCTGCTGACCAATGACCCGGTATTCGGAAAAAAGCCCGGAAAAGTCCCTCGCGATGACGGCGCTCAACACGTTCTTGCCGAGTTCCAGCGCGTCTGCGCTCTGCCCTCGACTGCCCGGCCTTGCCAGTACCACATTGCCGAACTCGTCATCGGTGGAAAAAATCCGAAACAGGGTCAACAGCCGGTCGATGGACTTGAACACGCTTTCAGCAGGCTCAATGGTGTGATCGGCCATCTTCGAGGTCTCCGGGATTTCGCTGATCACCGACAACGCATAGGGGGCAGCCAGCGCCTGAACGATCTTCAGCACCCCGACCTCTTTCCACTGGCTCGGCTTGTTAATGGCCGCGCAGTCGATAAGATCGGCGGTTTTCGAGCGACCGGAAATCTTCAGCGTGACCTGCTTGCCGTCATAGCTGATCGGCGCGGCGAACACCCAGCCGGTCAGAATCAATTCGCCGCCGATACGCACTTCGCAGGCGGCGCCGGGCATGATCGGATGCGCGACTTCAGTGCCCGGCCACTGCCAGGTAATGCTCACTTCAAAGCTGCGTGCCTGACGCTCGATCCCGGCAGAGATTTCCACCGACTTCCAACCGGCATAGTCGTGATCGCCAACCGTCAGGGTGACAACATTAGGGTCGATCATGGGTCACTCCTGGGCGATTTTCAGCGTACCGGGCGGCACGAAACCCGGGTGGGCAAGCCGGTTGCGCTGGACGATTTCCAGCGACCGGCTGGCATCGCCGAACCGCCGATAAGCCAGCACCAGCGCAGGCAGCGGTTCGGACACCTTCATGTCCACCAGACGCACGCCAGACGCTGCCACTGCGTTGAGGTGCCGGATCAAGGCCTGACGTAATGTGTTTAGCGCCAGGTAATGATCAGGGTCGGCCTTCAGTGACGCTTCCCAGATGGCAGAGCTCAACGTGTCACGCAGTTCGATCAAGTCATCGGCGACCGGCACATCCACACGTTGCAGCGCTTGCACCCTTTGCTGGTCCAGCGAAGGCACCACCGTGAGCGGCGCAACCGTTGTGGCCACCGGCATGCTCGCAACGATTTTCGCCACCTTGACCAGCAGCGCGTCCTGAACCAGATTGGCGATGGCCTGAGCCGTCAGGCCAGTGTCGAGCCCACTGCCCTGGCCGACCAGATTGATGCTGGATACCGCCTGCGCCTGCTGCGTGGCCTCGGAAATGACCGACCGGTAAGGCACAGTTTCAAGGTCAGAAGACCCACCGCTGCTGCCGGAACTCGACGCCAGGCTGATGGAGGTGCTGCTGCCGGAACCACTGCCGGAACTTCCACCCAAGCTACCACCTGAACCACCGCCGACCGAACTGCTAGAACCTGATGTGGTGCTGGCACCGCCGACACTGCTGCTGCCATTCGCTCGTCTGGATCGGCGACTGTCGCCGTCGAAACTGGCAAAGAACGTGGTGAACAACGTGCTCACCGTCAGCGGCGCATTGACCAGCGAATGCACCAGTGCAGTGACATCCGAATAGATCGCCATGAACGGCGCAAACTGCCGCTGAATAGTGGCAAACACTCCGGACAGCGCACTGCGCAGCGCCTGAACGTTGATACGCACGGCATCGACGACGGCCATCACCGAGCGATAGCGCCGAAGCGCCGAGTCCAGCAGGCTCTCGGACGCGCCTAGCAGTTGCCGCCGGGTATTGAGCGTCGACACAGGAAACTTGAGCGGGTTGGCCGGATAAAACACCAGGTCCAGCCGGACCATCCCGCCTTCAGTCAGGGTGTGCGTCACACTGCACTGGCCGACCTGTACCTGCATGCGCCCCAGCCACGGATGCACCAGCTCACCCGCACCGTCCTTCTCCAGCGCCTGAAGCAAGTTGTCCCGTTGTTCGAAACAGTCGCGACCGACAATAAAAGCCGTCAGCGTGTGAACCTGCGCCTGCTTGCCCAGCGACTCGAAGTAAGGCTCGTCGCGTTGTGGATATTCATGCAACTGCCCCTTGCGACCTACCGGGACGACGGCTTTTTCAATGAAAAAACCGACGCCACGGAAAGACGCTGGCAGCAGGCTGTCACGCCATGTACTCATGATCCGGCTCCTGCGCCGAGGGTTCGATAACCGACGTTTGGCGAAATCGTCAAACCCGGCTGGTTGCTTTGCACTTGCCCCGGACGCATGCCCGGCGGTGCGTTTTCAAAGCGAATATTGAGTTCGCCTTCAAGCCGAGCGCCGGCCCCTGCAGCGCCCTGTTGCAACAACAGGCTGCCGGGGGCTGGCACGTTAGGCGCGCCCAGCAACTGGCTGGTCGGCGGCACACCGGTTGCCTGATTGAGCTGCACCTGATTCAAGCGACTGGTCTCAACCGCATTTGCAGCCAGAAACGCCCCGGTTCCGCCACCAGGCCCTGCGTTGCGTAGCCGTTGCTCTTCAGCGAACTGATTGACCTTTTCGGTGGCGCTTTTCAGCAGGGACTTATCCCCGTCGCCGCCAAACCAGCTCATGATCGGGTCGATGAACGGTTTGATGTCCGCCCACAAATCCGCGAACCAGGCTTTGATCGGCTCCCACTTCTCGATAACCATGCCCAGCGGCGAAAAACTGAACATCGTTGCCAGCACGTCGGTAAACGGCTGCGCAGCGGTCTTGATGCTTTCCCACAGGCCGGCGAAGTACTCGGAGATTGGCTGCCAATTGGCCACGACCATGCCCAACGGCGTCCAGGCGAACAGCGTCTGCAGAAAATCGAAAAACGGCGTGGCCAGCGCTTTGATCACATCCCACAGCGCCGCAAAGAATTCGGACAACGGCTGCCAGTTGGCCACGATCATGCCGATCGGTGTCCAGGCAAATACCGCCTTGAGTACATCCCACAGCGCCATGGCCGGCCCGCGAATCGCTTCCCATACGGCCTGAAAATAAGGCGCGACGGTCGACCAGTTGGCGATCAGAAAACCTGCCGCCAGCGCCAGGCCGCGCACAATCAGGCCCAGCGGTGACAGGCCCATCACCGCGCTGAGTACGCTCATGGCGGTCGTCGCGGTCATTACCGCAACTTGAAATACACCGAACGCAATCGCAGCGGCCACCACACCCTTGATCACGCCAGGGTGTTCGGCCGCCAGTGCGGCAACCTGAGAAATCATCGGCCCGATCACGGCCATTGCCTGGTTCATCGCAGGCAGAAACATACTGCCGATGTTGATGCCCAGACGATCGACACGGTTGGTCATCTCTTTGATGGCCGTGGCCGTGGTCTGCGAGTTGTCCGCGAACTCCTTCTCGATAGTGCCGCTGTTCTGCACGCCCTCGCCGACCTTGGCGAGGTTGGACCTGAGCACATCGAGGTTGGCCAGCAGCGGCGTAATCGCACCCAGCGATTCGGCGCCGAACAGTTGCGTGATGACATCCGACTGTTTGTCGGGGTCAACACTTGAGACCGCCGTCAGGACCTTTTCAATGGTCCCGGACGGGTCGCTCTGCATGCCCTGGGTCAGTTGGTTGACGTCGAGCTGCAACGCCTCGAACGCCCCGGCTTTCGCCGCGCCGCCTTCGGTCAACGACTGCATGAATCGCTTCATGCCGCTGGCGGCCACATCGGCCGGCACATCGACGCTGGCCAAGGTGGCGCCCATCGCCGCCAGTTGCCCGGACGCCAGCCCCGCAACCGGCCCGAGCGGGCCCATTGCGGTGACCATGGTGGCGATTTTCTTTTCCAGGTTGTTGCCGCCGAGCACGTTGATCTTCTCGGACAGCGCCGCGACTTGCGGTTGAGTCATCTGGAACGAAGATCGCCACGAGGCCATCATGTCGCCCGACTCGGCCGCGGTCTGATCGAAGGCGACACCCATTTTTACGGCATCGCTGGCAAACCCGGTCAGTTCTTCGCGCGGTACATTGGCCTTGGCACCGGCGGCGACAATCGCCGCGATGCCGTTGGCGCTTTCCGGCAGCCGTTCGCTGAGGTCCAGAATATCGGAGCCCATCTGCTGGAATTGTTGCGGTGTTTCAAAGGTAACTGACCGTTTCACGCCGGCCATGCTGGTCTCGAAACCGATCGCTGCCTTTACCCCGGCAATCAAAGGCCCCGCCAAAGCGTTGTCCGTGACTGCCTTGCCAACCTCTATGGTCCCAAGACTGGTCTCGAGGCCTTTGACGTTGTTGCGGATAGTTGCCAGCGTTGGAGACAGCTGGTCGACGCCGGTAATCAGCGTTCTGATAGTGTCTGCCATCACTCCCCCTGCAGGATCTGGTTAATGCGTTGCGCCTGCAAGATCGACTCGGTGATGACGTCCAGCTCCCTGGACATCATCAGTTCGGGATCGGTCTTCCAGAAGTACGCGAGGTCGTAAACGACGGCGATCAGTCCTTCAAGGTTGCTGATGCCGCTGCCATGAAAAAACTCGCAACCTTCCAGCTCAACGTGTTGATGTCGCACAGGTCCATCTGATTGACCGACGAGGGCGGGATCCCGGCGCAGACGGCGATGTACTTCGCCGCCACGTCCAGGTCCAGCGACACGTCTTCGTTCTTGTCGATCTTGTAAGGCAGGGCTTTGATGGCTCGCGCTTCCTGCGCCGTAGGACGTCGGAACGTCACCTGTGAAAGGGTTTCCCCGTGTGCTTCGATCGGGCTGGCAAGGTCGATGACTTCACTCATTGCCAGCTCCCCTGGCTGCCTTCGAATTTGAAATCGATGGCGCCGTCATCTGCCTTGCTGATCGGGTCTTCGACCAGATAAGCGCCGGACAGCACGTAGATTTTGCCGTTGCTGAATTCACAGGTGATGGTCATGTCCACACCGGTGGTGAGCAGCTTGAGTGGCAGGTCTGCGGTGTGCAGTGCCTGAAATTTCAACCAGGCCGCCTTGTCGACTTCCTTGTAATAACCCGGCAGCACGGTTTCGCGCTTGACGTTCGTCAGAGGGGCTTCGCCGCCGCCGATGATGGTCAATTGGGTGCCATCCACTTTGATGTAGCAGGTACCCGCAACTTTCTGACCCATGTTGTTTATCTCCAGAATGAAAAAACCCGCACGCGGCGGGCTTGAAAAGGGTGGATGAGGCTTATGCCGCTTCGTCGTACTGCAAGCGGAATTGGTTGAGCAGCGCGAACACGCGCAGGCCGTTGATGTAATCAGGCGGGAACATCACGTTCACGCGGCTTGGATCATTGCCGTCACGCTCGACAATCAGGTGCTGGGCGAACACTTCGGCGTTCTCCACATGGCCTTCTTCTTCAAGACGGGCGTACTGCGCAATCAACTCGCCACGAATGGTGCTGGGCGTGATGATCGGCTGACCCGCACCAAAGCGCGTGCCATCGCTGGCCAGCTTGTGGCGACCGTATTTGCTGGTGATGATGCCTTGCAGACGACGAATGATGAACGCCGACTGGTGCATGGTTTCGCTGTCCAGATACGAGTTGTCAGCCTGGCCGTAAGCGTTCTTCTGATAGGTGGTGATCGAGCGTTGAATACGCACGTAACCGCCTTCGTAGTACGCCGTCGCGATGCCATAACGCAGCAGCGATTCACGCTCGGTCAGGGTGAAACGCTGGCTGGCGGGTGCCGGGTCCAGGCCGGGCATGGTGCCGCTCTGGGTCGGACGGCTGGCGTCGGCAGAAATAAACACCGCGGTGCGCGCAGCCAGGGCAGCGGCCTGCAGCCAGACCGGTTGCGGAACGCCGGTTTCCACCCCTTGAATGGTGATGTGCTGATCGTTGCGCAGTTGGCCAGCAGCCACCAGCGTACCGACCGTACCGCGCTTGGCGCTGTACACATGGCCATACAATTGACGCGCCCAGCTCCAGCGACCGGTGCTGTCGTCCATCGCCGCTTTCCAGGCATCCAGGGTGCTGGTGTCAGTCCACGGCATGCACAGAAACTCGAACGGTTCGTCGCCCAGCGCAGCCAGTGCCTTGAGCTGATCAGGCGTACCCACGCCACCGGTCATGGCAGTCACTGCGGCAGTCAGGCCAGCTGGAATGACTTCGCCGCTGGTTTTCCCCAGACGGTTGAATTCCAGATGAATGTCGTTGCCGCTTGCCCCGCTCCATTTGCAGGAAAGGGTCAGCACGCCGGCCTCGACAACGGCCTTGATCGGCAGATCGGGCGTGGCATTGATCTTCACCGACAGCGCGGTTGCGGCTTGCGCAGCCGTTGCGCCGTTAACGACAGTCGCCTGCACCCGTGCACCGCCGACATACAGATTCAGCAAGCCCGCTTCGGTCGCCGCCCCCGTCAGGGTAACGGTTGCACCGGCCTTGACACCTTCGGTGTTGAGCAGCGGCAGGCACCAGACTTCACCGGTCGGATCAGCCTTGCGCCAGGTTTCGTACATGGCCGCCAGCATGGAGCCCTGACCGCCGATGTTTTTTGCCAGCGCCACGCTGGGCACCAGCACCAGGGAGCCGAGTTCAGGTCCGGACACGTCGTCGTTGACCTGAGCAACGATCAGGCGACGCATGCTCGCCGAAGCGCTGTTAGCGGCCGTGTTGTCCATCTCCGCATAAAACAGCGGCACGCGGACGTCGGATGGAATGTTGTTAAAACTGATAGCCATTATTGGGCTTCCTCTTGGTTAGGCTGTGAAGGCCTGATAGGTGGTAGGGGTTTGCTCGGTTTGAAGGGTGATGTCGCCGTCGTTCTGACGACGCTGCCACCAGGCATTGAATGTCACCTGCCGACCTTCGACGGGCAGCAAATCGCCCGCCTCCGGATCCGGCACAGTGCGGCCTTCGGCCGGTACTACGGTGATGCGTTGGTTCATGGTGTTACCTCTGCTGTGAACTTCGCTTCAAGACGGCCATCAGGGCCGGGGGATTTCAGATTCGGGTCTGCGGGATCGACGCAATCCATGTCGATGGTGGCGCCCGTGAAACCGGGCAAACCGTCCAGATACGCTTCGTGCCAGGTTTCGGCGGGCTGATCCGAGGTGTTGCGACCCAATTGGAACTGCGCGGCAAAGCCGAAGCGATACGTCACGCGCGCGCCGCTGATCTGCACCAGCGCGCCGCCTGTGTATTGCATCGCGTCGTAATCGTGGTCAGCGTTCCAGCCCACCAGTGCGCGCCACAGTTCGGCGCGAACGGCATGCAGTTGATCGCTGGCCTGCTGCCCGCGCTTGTCGTCGCCTTCAAGCACCACCACGATGTCGATCTGGTCGGTGATGTTCTGGCGAATGACGTTCTGCAGATCATTGGCCGTGGCCAGATCACCGTTGGCGATGACATAGGCCGAGGGGTGCGCAAGCTGATCGCCAAGGGCAACCGCAGCCCAGTCGATGCCGGCGCTGATACGACCGGCAAAGGTCGGGCAGGTCGCCTGCAAATGGGCAACTATCGGGGTTATCTTCATGAGGGTTTCCGCGTGTAATGGGGGTTGATCTGGCGTGATGGGCGCGTCTACTGGCTCACCTTTTCCAGGGCTTCATCGGCCTTGGTCGCTGCGCGACTGGCAGCATGTGCCGCCTGACTGGCCATCGACGCAGCGCTCTCGACCTTGTCTGCCGCCTGAGTCGTGGTTTCGGCCAGCCTGTCCAGGCGGCGATCCCGTTTGCCCAGTGCTGCGTCATAGGCGTCGCGCACCTCGGCCAGTTGCCGGGTGTGCTCGGCGTTGGCCGACCATTGCCCGGCCTGAAAACCAAGCATCAGGCACCCGGCAATCAACAACACGGCAATCAACCAGATCTCCAGCCGCCGCCACCAGTGGCGAGCAATAAAATCAATTGCGCATCTGTGCATCATTGGCACCTCCGAGTTTGGAGCGGAGCCGGGCAATTTCGGCACTCTGCGTGGTGACCTTGTCGGTGAGCTGCACGATGTGGCTGGTGAGCGCTTCAATCTTGCCCTCCATCCGGCCAACCGCCGCAGCCAGTTCATTGCGCTCCCTGGCAAACTGATCGGAACGTGCTTCAGCCTCCTTGCGAGCCTGTCGCTCGGAGTCGAGCAGTTCATTGAGACGCCGGACCGTACCGATGTCCGCGTTGTCCATCGCCCGGTCAGTGGCATCCCTTGAAAGAAACTTGCGCAGCCACAAAAAGCCGCCAAGCAGAATGGTGCCCGTTCCGCCCAGCCAGGTAGCTGTGCCTGGGCCTAGGTCGGTTGGGTCCAT